ATGGCTTTAGCAGAACGACATCGAGTGTGGGGTTGGGGTTTCGTGTTCGGCATCATGGTAGGCGGCGCCGCAGTTATGCTGCTGGCTTACATCTAATCGGTAAACGGATCAGGGACCGTCAAGATAGGCGCCGAGTATTTCCGCCGCGATCCACGGGTTGATCGCGTTACCATAGGCGCGCAATCGTCCCACACGCGCGGATACCCCATGAGCCAGCGGGAATGAGCCGGGTTCAAAGCGCCGCGCTTTTCCGTCTGTGCAGAGCACAGCGAAATTTGGCGTCCCAGGAGGCCATTGATGGGGACATTTGATAAGTCGCTCGCCCCATCCTTGTGATCGCGGCTCGTCGGTGTTGCCCAGCCTGGCAGGCTGGGCAACACCTGTACTACCTGCTGAGATAGCGGAATCCCTGTGTCGTGTGGTCTCGGTGGTTGATTGCCCCGACTCCCGTCTTGTGCTGTCGGTGAAACCCAACCCGCTAAACACGCCACCGCCGCCAGATCCGGACCCTTCGAGCGCATCGCTTCTCGAATTCCACCCTCCGTCGACCGTACACCCTTGTTGGCCAAGGCTGCCGTTGGCGTTGGCCATCCGACCAATTCCATTGTCCGATTCATCGAACGATTGTTGCCCGGTTGGTGACTGTCCTTGAACGACAACGCTGTCGGTGTCGGCCAGCCACCAAATTCGTTGCCGGATATGCGGCGCGCTGACGCCCGCAGCGCAGAGATCGGCGGCCCAGACACCATAGGCCATGTCTTCCAGATCAGTTCGTACTCCGGCGAGCCATACACGGCCATCCTTGCTCGCAACCTGCTCCCCAGCCACGACAACGGGCCGACAGGCAGCAATGAGACGTCGCATTTCTGGCCAGAGGTGCCTTTCGTCCGCCGTGCCTTTGCGCTTGCCGGCGGCGCTGAATGGCTGACATGGACAGCTTCCGGTCCAAAGGGGTTTATTGTCTGGCCATCCTGCGAGTCTGGCTGCGTAAGCCCACCCCCCCAGCCCGGCGAAGAAATGGCATTGGGTGTATCCGACGAGATCGATGGGATGGACATCGGCAATACTCCGTTCGTCGACATCGCCGGCGGGAATGTGACCCGCAGCGATAAGATTTCGCAGCCATTGGGCTGCGTAGGGATCAATCTCGTTGTAGTAGGCGCCGCTCATTCCGGCCACCGCACGCCGTGGCCGATGAAGGTGGACCAGGCCGTGCGGCACTGTTCCAAAGTGGGCAGCTTGTAGACGTAGCCGGCACGGCTGGTCTTGGTGTGGAAAGTGCCAGGGCAGGCGTCGCGCAGCTGCTTGCCGATCGTGCGGTCGTCCGGCAGACGGCTGCGCACATGGCGTTCCTTGGCATAGCGGCGGAAGGCGTCGCGGAAACGGTTGCAGTCCACCGCCTCGGGCCATTCCTCGCCGAAATCGGACAGCAGGATCCGGCCTTCGCTGAGACAGTCCAGCCAGTATTGGTGGAACGGTTCGAGCGAGGCCAGCTTCTGGTCCAGCAGCGCGTCGGTTTCCGGCGCCCCGTTCAGATCGATCCCCGTAAGGTCGACATTCTGGAGATGGCTCAGCAGCAGGCGATAGCCGCCAGCTTCCATGCCTTCCCGCATGGCCTTGAAGAATGCGCGGTCCTGCTTCCGGCCGTCGCCGACATCAAACACGGCGTACCGACGTTCATCGTGGCTGGCCGGGACCAGCCATTCCTCGTTGCCGATGATGATCACCCGGGTCCGGTTGTCGACCTTGTAGGTCTCCTTGCCCTTGTGCTCGATGACGTGCTCGGTGCCCGTGATCAGGTCTTTCAGCGTGCCCTCGGCCTGCTTGTCGCCGGACCAGAACGCTTCGTCGAGCGCGAACATCAGGCAGTTTTCCAGATGGCCGTTGAAATTGCCGATCAGGTAGCGGCGGTTCGATGTCAGCAGGAAATGGCCGCCCAGCAGCCGGCCGACGGTTTCGATGAAAGCGTTCTTGCCGACACCCTTGGCGCCGCGGAATACCAGCGAGACCAGCGGTTTTTCCCACGGGCGCTGCACGATATGAGCGCAGTAGGCCAGCAGCCAGCGGAACAGCACGCGGTCGCCGCGGCAGACGTTCTGCAGACCATGCTCCAGCCAGGCATCCAGCGCGGCCTGCACTGGCGGCGGCACCGGTTCTTGCCCCCAGGGCTCGACCTGGAAGCCGCGCCACAGGTTGTAAAACCGGTCGGGCACCGGCTGGCAGGGCGCGAACACGATGCCATCGTAGGATCGCCGGCCATCCCATTCCATCCATTCCTCGGTAACCGGCACGGTCTTGCGACCAAGCTGGATCTTGTGCGAGGCGAACTTGCCGTTGAAGGCTGACATCGTCAGATGTTCCAACTTCCACATCCCCTTGGCATCGGTGGTTTCCCAAAGGATGTGGCAGCCGCCGCCGGCGATGACGAAAGCGAATTCCCGGTTGATCTTGACGTAGGGGTGGATGCCGGTATCCGGTGTGTCGCCGTCATCTGTCGGCGCGGCAGGTGTGAAATCGGCTTCCGGTGCCGCAGTGCCCGGCGTCTCAAATCCGTACCGGTAGGCATGGGCCACCTTCTGGCCCAGGCGATCGTAAGACCAGCCGGGCGGGCAGCGCGGATTCCAGTGCTCGAACATGGCGTCGAGGCAATCCTGCTGCGACAGGCCGAAATCCTTGACCCGTGCGGCGACCTTGTAGGTAGTCTGGTCGCCACCCTGGCCCTTGATCGCTAATGGCGCGTCGGACTGCAGATACGCGGTTGCGCGAGCCAGAGCACGGGCACGGTCAACCCGAACTCCGTCCTGATCTGGCTGTTCACCACGTCGATCAGTGCCTGTGCCGAGACGGTCGACAAGCCATTCAGGAGCGGATGCCACGGGTAGATTTGCACCCACCACATACCGTCCGGCGTCAACGGATGATCCAGGGCCGACAACGTAACCGCCGCGAGATCGAATATCGAGGCCGCTTCCGAGCACGTCGACACCCTGCCGAAGCGCAGCAGGTACGCGCAGGATAAGATGCCGACCACCTGTTGGTGTTTCCGTTGTACGGGTGTCAGGGATGTCATAACCGTCGAGCTCCAATGCCAGCAGGGAGGCCCGACCGTTCTTGCCTTCCTTGTTGTCTTCATCGATGACCAGCAGGGCTTCACTCTCGGCGAAACGGCCAGTGTAGATGCCAATGTTGGCATGGCCTTCGCCAAAGAATTCGGCTATCCGCGCCGGATCCCGGGTGGCCCGCTCCTTGAAGTGCATGCCCTTTGGCGGCTTCTTCTTGCCGGGCTGCAGCGGGAAAACGTAGAAACCATCCGCTGCCAAGGCCAACGCAGTTTCGAGAATACTCATGCGCCTCGCTTCTGCCTGCGCTGCCAGTCGTCCCGACAGCCCGCGTCGCACCAGCGCCGTTCGCCTTCGACATCCTCGCCGCAGGACAGGCACATTCCGATGCCGGATGGTGGGTCTTTAGCAGATTGTTGCCTTTTAAGCAACGACGAACGCAGAAACAGGTCGGCGGTGTCGTTCGCCTGATCGATGATGTCAGCCATTATTTCCGATACCTCCGTCCTCTCCAGCCCGCGGCCACCACCGGCAGGCCGACGGCCCAGTCCGGAATCGTGGCGCACTTGGCACAGAACTCTTTCAGGTCGCCGAAGCTTTCATCCACTTCGCCAGCGTTTTCGTCATGTGCGTGCAACACCGTGGGATAGCCGGCGGCATGACAGGTTTCCATGGCGAAGGCCAACAGGTCACGACTGATCGCCTGGTCGTTGTTTTCTACCAGCTTGCCGCCATAGGTCGAGATGCGCTGCCAGCGGCCATGCGCGTCGGGATCCGGGATAATCTTGTCCCGACCGCCCGCCGACTGGTCGATCTCGGTCATGTATGTGAGGCTGTCTTTCTCGTCGCCCCACGGCATCTGCAGCCGCATGATCTTCGGATACGGATAACAAAGCGTCCGGCCGCTTGGCAGCAGGCACCACAGGAAGCTGCCTTTCACCTTGTATTTGACCTGCCGGCCGGGTGCGCCGGCGGCAAAGGTCTTGCCCGGATTCAATACGGCACTGATCGCCGCCCGCTCGGTATCGCGCCAGAGCGAAACGGTTTTCGGATGCTCGCCGCGCCACAGACCCTTGATCTCGTTGGCCTGTTCGTCGGGAATCTTGACCAGATACGTTTTGGCCATGGTCTGGAAAGCGCCAACGCCACCTTCGTAACCGCAGGCCAATTCCGGCACCTTGCCGAAGGTCTGGCGTTCTTCGTCGGTGATTTCTGCCACGGTCTTGTGCAGGATTTTGGCGGCCATGAGCTTGTAAATGTCCGCCCCGGTGCCGGCATCGAAATCACGGAACGCCTGCAGTTTCCATTCTTCACCGGCCAGCCAGGCGAGAACACGCCCTTCGATGTTGGAAAAGTCGGCTGTGATCAGGTGCTTTCCCGGTGCTGCCGTCAGCAGACCGCGCAGACAGGATGGCAGCACGTCCATGGGGCTGCCGTAAAACAGGTCAATGTAGCGCGCCGCTTCGGCTGTCGGCATGCGCACCAGCGCATCCAGCACATCCTCGATCTCTGCCGGCTTCAGTTTCGGGCGAGGCAGATTCTGCAGCTGCACCCGACGACCAGCCCAGCGACCGGTCCGGGCGCCGTGATACTGGAACATACCGCGCAGCCGACCATCGGTACTGGCTGCTGAAATCATCGGGGTCAGCTTGGCGGTGCTACTACGACCCGCGCGCTGCCGCAGTTCTAGCGCCTCGCGCACGTCGGCTGGCAGGTCGTCGCGTTCCAGCAGGTCAGCCACGTCAGCTTTGGCCAGCCCATCCTGGTTGAACCCACGCGTCCCCAGCCACTTCTTGATTCGGGCAACCTCGGTGCAGAAACCAACGAAGTTGCCGGTCACCTCGCGCATGCGAGCATTCAGCCGGTCCTGTTCGGCCTGCACGACGGCGATGGCAGCCTTCACGGCCGGCTGATCGACGAAGACGCCGCGATTATTGATCTGCTGGTCCAGCACCCAGAGGCGCTGTTCGGCATCGGAGAGCGGCATCAGCCGCTTCTCCAGCTCGCGCTCGACACGCACGTCCTGTCGGCAGTATTCACCCAGCTGGCGGCGCTTCTCCGGTTCGTCCCACCAGATGATCGTTCCGTCCGGCTTGATTTCACGCGGTCGGGCCATCTGCAGCATTAGCCGGCGGCCGACCATGTCCTTTTGCTGCTGGATGCCGACGGCAGCAGCGGCCATTTCCAAGCTACCGGGCAGCGCCATGGCGTATGCCATCGCCATGGTGCAGCGGCATTGCTCGGGCTTCAGCGCCGGCCAGCCGTGGCGTGGCGCCATGATGTTGTTCCAAATGGCGAGCTCAAACGCCGCGTTGTGGATGACCACCAGGCCGCCGGCGGCGACATGCGCCAGCACGCGGTCAGTATCGTCGCTCCAGCCGGTGTTGAAATCCGCCGGTTCCAGCAGGCCGACATCTTCGTCTCCGAAGGCGAAAGCCATACACCAGACGCCGGTATCGGGGTGCCGTGAGTAATTGTCGACACCAACATCGGCCAGTTCAACCGTACCGCGGGTCTCGAAATCGATATGAAGGATGACGCGCGGCGGGGGCGGTACCACCCAGCGACCGTCTAAACCCAGAATGGGAGTCTGGTCAGTCATCGAACGGATCTGGGCTGGCGTTCGGCTCGGCAGTGGTAGCCAGCACCGCAACAGGCTTCGGCTCACGGATCCACGACGGCTTCTCGCGCTTCATGAACCCTTTGGCGATCGCCTTTTCGACGGCATCTTCCAGCGCCCAGTACATCGTTGCACCGGTGCCGAACTCGGCGACATCCGTGCCGTTGCCGATGTTCGCCTGCCAGCCATTATGGTTCTGGAACAGGTTGCGAATGTTGCACTGGTGCTGGTTGACTAGCAGGATCAGGGCGTCAATGGGGTGCGGGGCATCGGTCATGCGGCCCTCGCAATCAAAGCACGGGTTTGTTCGATCGACAGAACCTCGATGGGCATGTGCTTTGACCGCCAGATATGGCCATCCATATTTGGCGGAATCGAGATAGCCCAGACCGGCTTGTCCCAGGCAAAGGCTTCCAGCACCTCGACTGCCACACTCGCGCCAACGCTCTTGCCGCCTGGATTAAACAGGAAGGCGACGGCATCGCACTCCTGCACCAGCTTGCGGAAGAAGGCCATCGGGTCGCTGTTGCGGGTCGGCGAACCCTGGAAGGCGCCGCTGATTGCGGGCGCGCTGGGATTCACGATCTCCCAGCCAATATGGAATTTCTCTTTCAGCAGCTTCAGCGCGGCACGCTCACGCTCGTTACCGTAGTCCGCCATGCAGTGGGCGAAGTAAATCTTTTTCACGGGTATCTCCTGCGTCTGGAAGAAGCGCCCGACATTGCTGCCGGGCGCTGACGGTGTGAAATAAGCAACAATTTAGTCGAAGACAGAGCCCGCTCCGGCGCCGCCAGCTGCAGCGCCAGCACCTTCGACCGGCTTGAAGTCGTCGGTCGGACGGCTGCGACCGCCGAGCGGATCGCCGTCGCGCGTCTTCTGGATGTTGTTCAGGCCGAAACCCGCACCCTTGTTGCCCTTCTTGTCGAAGGCATAGGCGTTGTAGGAAATCTTCGCGTAGCAGCCCGAGTAGAAGTGCTGCGGTTCGATGATGTCCATCACGTTGTGGTCGACGACACCGGGCTTGCCGTTCTTCGCCGCCTTCTTGAAGGTGATGAAGACGTCGTCGCCGTTCTCGTAGCCGGCCGGAATGACCTGCTTGCCGTCCTTCATCGACCACCGTTCCTTGCACTTGCGGAACGGATTGCGAAGATTCTCGGGCCAGTTCTTCTTGTCGGCGCCAAACTTCTTGACCAGGGCTTCCTCGGCATCCTTCTTCATCGACGTGAAGTCGGTGTTGGCCGGGAAAATGCCGACGACGGAATATTCCATTTCGCCGGACAGGTCGTTCTTCTGCGCCTCGAAAACGTGAACATACGAGACGCGGCATTCATGGGTGACAGCCATGCGGGTATCCTTTCTTACGGTTGGGGGATGGCGGCGAAGTCTTCCTTGGCCGACTTGGTGATCGCCGGCCGTTTGTCGTCCAGCGGTACGAGCGTGCTACCGCTCGATTCAGAAATGATCAGGCGCACCGGCGGCGCGTCGTCGCCCAGCAGTTCGCGGCGCTTCTCGGTGAGCTCGGCTTCCAGTTTCGGGAAAAAGGTTTTACCCAGATCCTTTTCCAGCTGGGCCGGCGACCGCAGGCTGCGCGGTTCGAAGATCGTGTCGTCGGGAATGGCACGCGCCTGCAGCGCCTCGATCACGTCGCCTTCGCTGGCATAACTGCGGATCGCGCGCTTGGCGACCAGCTTGTGGCCAAAGGACGCACCACGACCAGCCTCGGCCTCGGCATAAGCGAACTCGTCCAGCGCCTTGATCCAGGCTTTCAGCGGTTCGCGGCTTTCCAGCGCCTTCTGCAGTTCCGCCGGGTCGTAGGGTTGTCCCTTGGTAAACTCCAGCTTGGCCATCTGCTGTGCGCGGTCTTTCAGGCCGGGACACAGGGCGGCTGCCGGACAGAACCGGCAGTGATTGCCCGGCACCAGCGGTGCGTCCGGTGCCTCGGTCGCCACGGCGAACGCCTTCAGGTCGGTCTTGAAATCCAGCAGGTCGATGGCGTCGATGTCGTAGTGACGGATCGGGCCGTCCGCGTGTTCACAACGTGGCTGGCAGATTTCCATGCGCACGGTCTTGGCCGGCAGGTTCAGCGCCAGCAGGGCGCCGAGCGCGTAATACTTCAGCTGGCTGTTTTCGACCACGTTCACCGGGACGCCGGCGCCATGCTTGTAGTCGCGCACGATCAACAGGCCCTTGGATGCCCGCCAGCGCACATGGTCGGCGGTGCCAAAGCAGCCCGGATGTACGGCGGACAGATCGAAACGCTGCTCGATGAAGTCCTGGTCCTCGGCTTCGAAATCGGCCCAGATATGCCGAACATAGGTATCGACGGCATCGGCCATCTCGCGGTCAACCTTGAAGGTCCGACCGTCGAGACTGACTTCCAGGCCGACATATTTTCGCGGGTCTGTACGCTTGGCCAGGCATTCGGCGGCAAGCGCATGCGCGTCGCTGCCTTCCTCGGCATAGGCGCTGGTGGTCTTGGCAACGCCCTGCGACAGCCGGACGGAACCGGGACAGGCGCTCCAGCGATACATGCTGCTGGCGCCGATACGGGAATGTGCGCTCACCCGAACACCTCCATATAGCGTTCGAGAAGTGCTTGCTGTTCGGCCAGATCGGCGCTGTCCAGCTTGCGCAGGCGCACGACCTGGCGAACGATCTTGGGGTCGAAACCGTGGGCTTTCACTTCGGCATAGATTTCCCTGATATCGTCAGAGAGCCCCTTCTTTTCTTCCTCCAGCCGCTCGATACGAGCGACGAGGGATCGAAGTTGATCGCCGGCGACACCGCCGGAATTATGGCCGGGTTTGGCAGGCGTATCGGTCATGCGACACCCATGAAGTTCGCGGTGCTGTGGCCGCGCTGCATACGAGCCAGGAAAGCGAGACGCTCACTGCGGTCCCGTTTGGCTGGCGCCTTGGTGATCCCGCGCTTCTTGCCGGGTGTGCGGTAGCCCTTCGGATTGATCGACGCGGCCACGCTGTGCAGATTCCTGCGGGCGACAAATGCTTCCGGCGATGTGTCTTCCGGACGGATGCCCAAAGGCAGAGCGAGCGGAGCGATGAAACGCATAGGCTTGAAAGCGTCAAACACCATCGGAATGAAAGTGGCTTCACGGCGATTCATGCGGTGTTTCCTGTTTTGCGAAAAAGATGGACCGTGTCTTCCTCGATCCACGACCGGCCATTCTGGACCTGTTCCCAGCCTTCGAACTGGGCAGCCCCATCAGGCACCGGCTTGGCGCCAGGCTTTGTGGCATACCGGTTCAGCCGGCCGGTCGCGGTATCGAGGGAGACCAGATGCACGACGCTTACGCGGCGATCTTGGCGCGGCACTTCAGCGCGATGGCGCCGAAATGCTCGGGATGCTCGGCGAGCTCCTTCACCTTCGACATGCCGTGTTCCGCCAGGATGGCGCTGACCGCTTCCAGGCCGGCATTGCCGCCGATCTTCGCGTTCAGATCCTGCAGCAGCTTCTTCACGTCTTCGAAGGTGAGGGTTTCTTCCGCCGGCTTGTCGGCTGAAGAAGGACCGGCCGAAGTCGCAGCATCGGAAGACGACGCGGCTTCGGCCGGCGCAGATTCCCCGCTGTTGGGTTCAGGGGAAGGAGCGGCAACGGGGGTCTCGGATTCTGCAGGTTTGGTGCGCGGGCGGCCCGGCTTGCGGGCGGCGCCGGTTTCGGCCAGCTGCGCGGGCGGGATGACGCCGGGGGCAGGCAGGTCGATGGTCGGAGCGCCGCTGATTTCGGTGACCGGCTGGCCCAGCAGGACAGCCATTTCGCGGCGGGCGTCTTCAGCGGTTTCAGCGTCAATCGAGATATGGACAGACATGGATGATTCCTTTCGGGTTGTTGCCACGGTACGCCGATGTTGCGAAATAAGCAACATCAATCTTCAGAAAAAGGATCGGCAGGGGTGTCAAAGAGCTCGGTCAGGTCGCGGGTCTTGCGTTTCAGCACCTGCTGAACGCGCTCGTCGACACTGTTGGCCATCGAGAAAAACCGCACGGTGACGGGCTTTGTCTGGCCGATGCGATGCACCCGCATCACGGCCTGCTGGTTGTTGGCGGGCACCCAGTCAGCTTCCACCACACCGACATGGTGCGCCGCGGTCAGGGTGATCGCCGTGCCTGCCGCCACAGTCTGGCCAACGAAAACACGGCAGCGCGGATCTTCCTGGAACCGTTTCACAGCCCGGTCGCGGCGCTTGGGGTCGGTACCACCGTAGATCGACACGGCGCCAAAGTCCTTCAGGCCCTCCTGCAGTTCTTCGATCACGCAACGATGAACCCCGAACAGCACAATCTTCTCGTAGGCGCCGGATTCGAGCTCACCGCGCACCATGTCCAGCACCGAATAGACCTTCTGCAGACCGATCCAGCGGCGAAGGGTCTTCACCTTAGGGTCCAAACCTTCCAGGATCTTCATGCCATCGTTGCCCAGTCCGAGATCGGCAACCAGGGTTTGCAACGCACGCTGCTGCGCATCGATATCAATGCCGAACTGCTTGGGCTGGATGATGTAATTGGCAAAGTGCTTTTCTTTCACCTCGATCGGCACGTCTCGCGGCTCGACCACGACATCCTGATAGAAAATCTTCGGTAGTTCGGTCATCACCTGGTCCTTCTTACGACGCAGCATCACGGGCTGCAAAATGGCCTTCAACTCGTCAACGTTGCGGTTCCCGCGGACCACCATTTTCGACCGCAGATGCCCGCCCCCACCCCGGAACTGCACTTCTTCCTCGACTGTGTAACGCTCCATGAACTGGCGGTCGGTCAACGTCGTAACGCCGAACACATACAGCAGAATCCACAACTCACCCGAATGGTTCGGCGCCGGTGTGCCGCTCAGCGCCCAGACCCGATCACAGCGATGGATGATGCCGTTCTTCCCCATCACCGCCTTGGCGCGGCCAGCGCCGGCACTTTTCAGGAAGTGGCATTCATCGAGAAAACAGGCGGCCCAACGCCGACGCGAGAGTTGCGCCATAACCGCGTTGTTTGCGGTCAAGTCGTAAGAGCAGATCGTCACGTCGGCGGAGGCAATCGCGCTCGCGTCGGCTGCCTGGATCACTACAGCAATATTCGAGGTGCGCGATGAAAACTTCTGCCACTCCCGCATCCAGTTGTAGCGGGCCACCGCTGGGCAAAGGATCAGAACCGGCCTGGCGTTCAACAGGTCCGAGGCGACGACGGCCTGGGCCGATTTGCCCAGTCCCATCTCGTCTGCCAGTAACGCGTATCGTTTCGATGCCAGCCATTCGCTTCCCCCTTTCTGGTACGGGAACAACGTGTTCATGAGAACTACACGCAATTATGAACGGTTATACTAGGGACAGTTGCAGCCTAAGCGGGTAGTCAGCTTGGCCGCAAATAATTCCATAACTAAAAAGAACAGGAGCGAACATTATATGACCGTTATCCTAAGTTCAAACGATTTCCCTTGTGGATAACCACTGAATCGGACGGTCATCGCCCTCCCGATAGGTGGTTTCGAACAGAGCGAGCATGACCAGGTTGCAGGCAACATGGCCGCGGTGCGGCAGACCACTTTCCGGATCGTTCTGTTCACCGCGCAGGATCGCCAACAGATGACGGACCGCGCAGGCGGTTGGCACGGACCAGGCCATACCCTTCGCCCAGTTCCATTCAGCATACTTTTTCCGGCCGTAGTCGAAGATCAGGGCACAGTCGGTCCAGACATCCACCGGCATCTCGGCCAGCACCTGGGCCGCCGACCGCGTGCCCGCCTGCCACTGACCCAGAAGATCGAGGACATGCACCGCCCACCGGGCCGGCACGCCGCGTTCACGCTCGGCAGCGGCGATCACCGAAACCGGAATCAGTTCCATTGGCGGCTTGCCGGTGTTGAACCGCGCACCGCTGCCGCGGGCATCGCTTGTTACATCGCCGACGGCAGACTGATCACGCGAGTTTAATGTAGCGACCATGCGTCAACTCCCTGTAGCGGCGAAGAAAAGCGTATTCAGCGACCATCGGCACCATGCCAAGCGTCCCAACATCAGGCACGGCGCCCCGCGGCTGAATCGCCCAGTCCATGGGCGGCGGATGTTGGAACAGCTGCGCCTTCTCGGCGAACAGCATTGCGTAATCGGCGTCGTGAACCGACTGCGGCAGATCCGGTGACAGACTGAAATGCTCGGCGATCGCCAGCCAGTTGCGGGCCTCGGCTGCCTTGTAGTCCGGCAGATGACGTTTGAACGGGCTGGCCAGGTCGTTGCAATAGGCTTCCGTGCCGTCATGCAGCAGACCCGCCAACGCGTCTTCCGGCGGCACCAGGTTCGAGACGTGAATGCTATGCTCGGCCACACTGTAGAATCGCGTCACATGGCCGGTATAACGGCACAGCATCGATAAGGCGTGCGCGATGTCGCGGATATCCACGTCTTCCGCCCGCGGTGCAGCCGGAAAATAAGCACGACCGGTGTAGGTCTGGATCCAGTCATTGCGGGTCATGTCCGTGGCGGCCAACACGTCACACCACCAGCCGGGTTTTCAGCCCGTACTTCTCAGATGTGGTGTTGAACTTGCGCTGCACCACGTCAGCCAGATCAAGACCCAGCGACATGGCAATCAGGTCAACGCAAATGACCACATCAGCCAGTTCGTCGGCCGCGTCTTCCAGCGAAGCGCGCGAACCGCGAATGCCAAGTCGCTCACGCTCCAGCTTTTTCAGGACGTTGCAGGCTTCGCCAACTTCACCGGCAAGCTCGTTGCCGCGGTAGGAGAGCGTCAGTTGATTGCCGACGTCCCATTCCTGCTGTCGAACCTCGTTGGCGATCCGCAGGTCGGCGAAATTGATGTGCTTTTTCATACCGAAATCCTCTCGGCACGCTCGCGTAGATCCGCCATCGCTTTTTCGTTGCTGCAGTAGAAATCCGGCACCGGCAGGTCCGGAGCCGAAGCCGCGTATATCAGCGCACCGGCCGCTGCGGACCCGATGGCGGCTTCAAGATCGTAACCTGCCTTACCGGCCAGGTGGATGTGCCAGCCTGCACGACAATGGGTCGTTTCGCAGACATGCCACCCGCCCATTTCCAGTTCGCCGCCTGCTTCGATGGCGGCAAGGACTGCCTTGTCGATATCCGGAACAACCGGGATCGGGGGCAGGACGGCGCCACTCAGGACGGCGCCACTCAGGTCGGCGCTCCTCAGGACGGCGCCACTCAGGTCGGCGCCACTCAGGACGGCGCTCCTCAGGTCGGCGCCACTCAGGACGGCGCGGCTGAGGTCGGCGCTCCTCAGGTCGGCGCGGCTGAGGTCGGCGCGGCTGAGGTCGGCGCTCCTCAGGACGGCGCCACTCAGGTCGGCGCCACTCAGGACGGCGCTCCTCAGGTCGGCGCCACTCAGGACGGCGCGGCTGAGGTCGGCGCTCCTCAGGACGGCGCCACTCAGGTCGGCGCCACTCAGGACGGCGCTCCTCAGGTCGGCGCCACTCAGGTCGGCCTTGGCCGCGATAGCCATTTTCACCGCCGCGCCGAGCTTCACGCCCTCGCTCGCAGATTCGAATTTGGCTTCCAGATCACATTCGAAGACCGGATTGCCGGTCCAGCGGCTGCGAATGGTGAACTTGAACGTTTTCACAGTTGACATTTTCTCGCTCCGTTGTGGTTTTAGCAACACTCAAATCAACGCGGAAACAGGTCTTCGGGCGTCAGAACGATGCCTTCCAGCCGCGCGGCGGCAAGAATGTCGTTCATGGCTTTGGCCGGGATCAAACCGCCGGTGCCCCCGTTCTTTGCGGGCAAATCCCAGCGGTAAATCGTCGAGATGTCGCGCACAGGGCGACGGTCGCGGCGAAATTCCTGCAACGCTTTCAAAGCCTGGTGCAGCTTCGGCACACCGCCGAATCGGGCGAACACACGACCCGCCTGGGTCGTTGCTGCGTTCGGGGCCGAGGGAACCAGATTCGATTGCTGTGCGTTGCGCATAAGTCGAGTTGTTGCAGTTTACGCAACATATGTCAACCGGAAAAACGCAAAAGGTGGAAAACATGATGCCGCATACAAACAAAACTAGGGCTATCCGAAAGGTTGTGATACCGTCGGTTGTGGTAGATTCACGGTTGCATGATAAGCAACAAGCCTATAGAATTGTTGAACTTCATTCGCAAACGACGAAATCGAAAAACCGGGGGACCAACATGGCAAAGGGGAAAGCGCGGGCGAAAGTCGAGCGCACCAGCCGCAAAGCGAGAGACGAAGAAGCCAAGATTGGCGAGGTCGACAAGACCTGGTTTGAAAGCCGGGCGCGGGATATGGGAATCAATTTCTCCCGAATCGCTGAAATGCTCGGTATGAACCGATCGATCGTCAGCCGGATGATGTCCGGCGAGCGCGAAGTGTCGAATCAGGAAGCCAACGAGCTCGCCACCATCCTGCAGGTCTCGTTTGACGATGTGGTCGCGCATCTTGGCGTGAAGCCCAAAACAGACCCGAATGACTTCCTACCGGTTGTCGGCGCCATATCGGCGGACGGCATCATTCACCCGAAGCTGCCCCGCGGGGCGTTCAAATCGACACGGCGCATCCCTGGTTTACCGCATGACTGTTCCGGCCTCTGGGTGGACGCTCCAGGATCCTGGCTTGACGGTTCTGTGCTGTATTACGTCACCGGCTTTACGGTGGAACCGAACGCGGTAGGCCGCGCCGCGGTGATCGGGCTGAAGGATGGCCGGAAATTCGTTCGCATCCTCATTCACGGCACCAGATCGAACCGCTGGCGCACACAGCCGCTTAACGGCCCGCTGGACCCGCAGGATTACGAGGTTGCCTGGGCAACGCCAGTCCGGGCTATCGTCCTGCCGACCTAATCTGTTGCCGTTCTAGTTAAAAATCCCGGCAATCAGCAGTTATTCTAGTGTGTTCTAGTGTGCCAGGTCGCAACTGGAACCGTAAGCCTCTGTAATTGCAAGGCGTTCTAGTTACACCAGTCATTCTAGTGTGAATCTGCGGTAGGCTACGGAAAAACCAATAGGGTGAGGGCGCCGCGCGGCCCGCTATTAGATTATATAAGGTATATAGTATTCTTTATTCTCTATAGAATAACTAGAACACTAGAAAACATAATTGAAAATAAGGGCTTAAAATACCCTGTTGTGAAAATTGCAACTAGAACACACTAGAACGGAAAAGCCCTGCCTCGCGGCAGGGCTTTTGGATTCTGATCAGGTTTCAAGCGGATAAAACCGCTTCATTGCTGTTGGAACGCCGCGCCACTTTTTACTGCTGCCAGACCGGCGCGCAGTAAGGCCAGATATCGATCCGACACATATGCGTGTGTTGTGGCTTTTCCGAAATGAAAGGTATTCAGGCTGCCGCCGATGACGGCGCCGAATCCGGGCACGAATTTACGGTTTCGATCGGCAACCCAATGGCCGAGAAACGCGCCCACTTTGGCCGTGCAGGCGTCCACCCACTCGCAAACCATGGCGCCCGGCAACCGGATGGTGATGTGAAACCCCCGGCCGTCGGGTCGGGCTTCAAAATCGGCGCCATACTCCGCGGCAAGTGCCCGCATTTGGCTGACCAGGGTTTTACGGGCTGCAGCTCTTGTCATTTCGTGGGGCAACATGGCTTTTTAAACCTCCGCGATGATGTGAAGCCAGACCAGCACGACGCCCAGGGCGCCGAGAAAAGCCAAAGCCTCGCCAATGAGTTTCAGAGCGGTCAGCACTGGCAGCCGTCCACCCGGGCGACGGTCTCGGCCGGTGATTCAAAGCGCGCGTGATAGGTCGCGTGTGTCTTGGCGGCACGTTCCGGGAGATCACGGTCGGAATTGACCCTTTCTTCTCCGAACACAGATATCAAAAGATCAGCCGCATTTTTGGCGCCAGCCAATCCGCCAAGTTGTGTAACGCAGCAACCGTGTTTGACCAGATCCCATTGGCCTGGGATGCGGTTGAAGATTTGGAAGCTGCGATATTCGATCGGCTTGGCGTCGCACCAGTATTCAGCGGCCATGCCGCGACCCGGGCGCCACCATGGGTTCTTGTAGGTATGTGTCATGGCTGCACCCAACCAAGTTGGATTGCAGCGCCCCAGAAAACCGGCGCACACATCAGCAGCATGCTAGCCATAAGGCCCACGCCGCAAATCAGATGGTGGCGCTTCTCGGCGCGCTGTTCTGCTTCGATCTTCTCTTTGAGTGTCATGGCGGTTCTCCATGTTGCGTAACTAACAACAAGGTACAGAGTGTTTCAAAAAACGCAACATGTTTCTTAAACCGCAACGTGCTATTCTGCCACCGCTATGCAGACAGACGCCCAGACACCCTTGCGAGGGAAAGCCGCCATTCGAGATAAGATATTGAACGCCTTCCAGATTTATGCGGAAGGCGGCACGATAAAGCGCGCGGTCGGCGAGCAGAAAATATCAAACCTGCAGTTTTATCAGGGCTTGGACGCGCATCAGGATTTGAAGGCGCTCTACTATCAGATTCAGGCGTATCGCGCTGACATGATGGCAGACGAGGCTTACGAGCTCAGCACCGATACGAGCATAACACCCCAACAAGCGCGCGAACGGGCTTCTATCCGTCTGAAAATTGCCGGCCTGTATGACCGCAGCCGATTTGGCGAGAAGGTCGACATAACCATGACTGGCCAGGTGGACATCACAGCTGCGCTTTTGGAAGCGCGGAACCGATCCGGGCGACCTGTTAGCGACCTAGTTTCAACTGCCGTGCCGCAAGTGCTTGATGTATTGGCCCTGCCGGTACGCGAAGCAACAGATAAGGAAACTGTTGCGCCACCGAATGAGGCGGCATTTCAAATGCAGAGCCCCTTCGATGACTGATCGATCAAGCTTTTTGACCCCGGGGGGTGGCCGGGGGGTGGGGGCCAAGAATCCGCCGCCCACCGAATTGAAGCGGGCCCCATGCGCCAATTTTTTTGAGTTTGGAAAATATAATTTTTCAAAATTTGAAATATTCGAGGCCGGCCGATGAAATACTCGCCGAAGGACGAACAACGACTGATGACCGAAATCTGGGATCCGGCTATTGCCGACGATCCCTATGCCTTCGTCATGTTCGCATTTCCCTGGGGCAAGCCAGGCACACCGCTGGAAAAGTTCACCAACCCGAGAACCTGGCAGTGCGAATACCTCCAGGAGATGGCCGATCACATCAAGGATCAGAAGGCGGCCGAGGCCCGCGGCGAAAAACCGAAGGTCTGGCGGCATTCGACAGTGTCTGGTCGCGGTCCGGGTAAATCGGCACTGGTGGCGATGCGGACCCTGTGGTTCCAGTCGACCCGGTTGGGCGGCACAACGATTATCACGGCCAATACCGAGCTGCAGCTGAAAAGCCGAACCTTCGCCGAGGTTACCAAGTGGCACACCATGGCGATCAACAGCCATTGGTTCGATACCACGGTGCTCAGCCTGAAGCCGGTTGCCTGGTTCGAGAAGCTGTTGAAAGACCAGCTGAAAATCGATACCGGCTATTACTACGCCCAGGGTCAGTTGTGGTCGGAGGAAAATCCGGACGCCTTCGCCGGCGCGCACAACATGGCCGGCATTCAGGTGGTGTTCGACGAGGCATCGGGTATTCCGAAACCGATCTGGAATGTGACGGAGGGCTTTTTCACCGAGCCTGTTGTGCATCGTTACTGGGATGTTTTCTCGAATGGTCGACGCAACAGCGGCCCGTTCTACGATTGCTTCAACGACGACGCGGCGTTCTGGCGTAAAAAACAGATCGACAGCCGGACCGTTGAAGGGACGGATACGGACAACTTCAACCGGATGATCGAGCAGTATGGCGCGGACAGTGACACGGTGCGCGTCGAGGTGCTGGGCATGTTCCCGAAGCAGGGCGACCGGCAGTTCATCTCGAACCAGCTGGTGGTTGACGCGCAGCAGCGCGAGTTGCAACCGGACCCCGGCGCCCCTCTGATCATGGGCATCGACATTGCCCGGTTTGGCGGTGATGAAACTGTGTTTCGCTGGCGCCAGGGTCGGGATGGCCGGAGCATCCCGCCGTTCCGCCTGAAGGATCGGGACAACATGGTGGTGGCCAATGCAGCGGCCGAGTGGATTGACCGGACCAATCCGGATGCGGTCAACATCGACGCCGGCAATGGTACCGGGGTGATCGATCGGCTGAAGGAAATGGGTTACCGGGTCAACGAGGTGTGGTTTGGCAGCACCAAGGGCGTTGACCGTGAATGGGCCAACAAGCGGACCGAGATGTACGCCGAGGTGCGAAACTGGTTGCCGGGCGGATGCCTGACGGCGGGCGACAACCGCCTGTTCCGGGATTTGACCGCGGCCGAATACGATTTCTTTGGCAAGGCGAAGGACCAGGTCATGCTTGAATCGAAAGAAAGCATGCGTGGTCGTGGCTTGCCCAGCCCCGATGATGGCGACGCCTTTGCTCTGACCTTTGCCGTCAAGGTAGCCCGGCGCGACAACATGACATCGCGGTTCCGTCGTCGGGCTCGGCAGGTAGACGGTCTTGACTATAATCTGTTTGGCTAGTATGTTGCCAAATTAGCAACATCCTCGATCTGACGGAGTATTCCATGGACGATACCGAACCTGCGGAGAAGCCGGTTGCCTTCCACGGCAAGCTGAACCTGATCGGCGCCCAATTCCTGAACAGCCTGACGGAATCCGATGTTGCTGCCCTGCGGCAGATCATCGATCACGTCAAGGCCGATCCGGCGCTGCAGAAAGGCTGACCGCGATGGGTGCGATTGCCAAAGCCATCACCAGTGTTTTCACCGGCCCGCAGGCCGCGCCCAGTCCGACGCCGGCGCCGCTTCCGCCGGTGAACGATCCCGCGGCCCAGGAAGCAGCGCAGCGCGCGGCAGAAGAAGAACGTCGCCGGGTTATGTCTGGCGGCCGGGCGGCCAACGTGCTGACCAGCCCGCTGGGTGACACTTCGCAAGATGCCCAGTCGGCGCGCAAGCTGCTGCTTGGCGGGGGTTGATTTTTGCCCGAGCGCCGGTCAAAGGCTGAGATCGCAAAGGATACCAAGCGCAAGTTTGATCGCGCGGTATCCAATCGCGGTACGTTGGAATCGCACTGGGAAGAAATCGCCCGTCGCGTCCTGCCGTCCTATGCCGGTTCGTTCACCAACAAGGGTGTGACGACTGAAGGGGAAAAGCGCACCGAAGACATGATCGACGCAACGGCGGCCCTCGCGCTGCCGAAATTTGCCGCGGCCATGGAATCGATGCTGACGCCCCGGAATCAGACCTGGCATCGGCTGCAGCCGATGGACAAGTCCCTGATGCGCAACCGCACGGTGCGCATGTATTACGATGATGTCACCGAGATCCTGTTTCGATATCGCTACGCGCCGCGGGCGAACTATGCGAGCCAGCAGCACGAAACGTATATGGGCCTTGGCGCCTTCGGCACCGGCGCAATGTATGTTGACCAGTTGAAATGGTTCAACGAACGTGGTCTGCGGTATCGCGCCATCCATCTGTCCGAGATTGTTTTCCTGGCCAATCACCAGGGTATCATCGATACCGCGCTGCGCCGCTTCGAACTGACGGCCCGGCAGGCTGTGCAGAAGTTTTCCCGGCCGGATGGCAGTACCGACCTGCCGAAGAAAATCACTGACGCCAACGCGGATGAAAAGAAGTGCGACGACAAGTTCTGGTTCATTCACTGCGTTGAACCGCGCACCGAGGAAGACGGTTACGATCCGCAGCGCGTTGATATCGAAGGTATGCGCTTCGCGTCCCGATATGTCAGCGAGGAAGAATGCACCATCGTCGAGGAAGGCGGTCACAACACCTTCCCGTACCCGATCAGCCGTTACGTCGTGGCGCCGGGTGAAATCTATGGCCGCAGCCCTGCCATGCTGGCGCTGCCTTCGATCAAGGTACTGAACGAAGAAAAGAAAACGGTTCTGGAACAGGGCCACCGCACGGTGCGCCCGGTGCTGTTGGCCCATGACGACGGCGTGCTGGATAGCTTCAGCATGAAGCCGGGCGCGATGAATTACGGCGGTGTGTCGGCGGAAGGCCGGCAGCTGGTTCACGCTTTGCCGGTTGGCAACATCATGATCGGCAAGGATCTGATGGATGACGAGCGGCTGGTGATCAACGATGCCTTCCTCGTCACCCTGTTTCAGCTTCTGACCGAGACGCCGCAGATGACGGCGACCGAAGTGCTGGAGAAGGTGCGCGAGAAGGGTGCCCTGTTGAGCCCGACCATGGGCCGCCAGCAGTCCGAATTCCTCGGCCCCATGATCGAGCGGGAAATTGACGTGCTGTCGATGCAGGGGCTGCTGCCGCAGAAGCCGCCGATCTTGCGTGAATTCGAAGCTGAATATGAAACGATCTATGACAGCCCGTTGTCCCGTGCCCAGCGCGCCGAGAATGCGTCCGGTTTCATGCGCTGGATCGGCAATGCGATGGAGTATGTCAAGATGACGGGTGACGCTCGCCCGCTGGACTGGGCGAACTGGGATTCGGCGCAGCCGGAGCTCGCCGATGTCATGGCAGTACCCGCCCGCTGGGTCAACGGCATCGACCAGGTACTGCAGTTGCGCGCTGCCCGCGACGAAGCAGCAAACGCACAGCAGATGATCGAAGCTGCGCCGGCTGTCGCCGGTGTCGCCAAAGCCGTTCAGGGTGCCTGATTGTCTATTTCCGATCTGGTTCAGCGCACAAGGCAGTTCGTATCCGGAAGGGCCGGTGCGTATCGCAGGGTTTTCAATCTGGAAAGCCTCGATGTCGAAACGGTTCTGGTCGATCTGGCGCGGTTCTGCCGGGCACATGAAAGCACTGGTTCCCAGGATCCGGCGATTGCCGCCCGGCTCGATGGCCGGCGTGAGGTGTGGCTGCGTATCCAACAGAACCTGAAACTGACCGACCAGCAGCTGTGGCTGCTGTACGGCGCCAACAGTCCAAACGTGAAAGGATAGTTTATGCGAACGATTTTCGAGCGTTATTCGCTTGCCGGTGCCATGCGTGAAGGGGAGGGCGCAGCAACCACGGCGGCCACCACTGCCGCGACTACCGCAGCAACCACGACTGCGCCTCCCGCTGCGACTGCGACTACGACTGCGACTACGACTCCGACAGCTTTCGATTTCAGCCAGCATGGCGTGGCGGGCGAAGACCTGGCTTACGTTACGAACAAGGGCTGGAAGGGTCCGACCGATATTGTCGCATCATATCGCAACCTCGAAAAGCTGCGCGGCGTTCCCGTTGAACAACTGCTGCAGTTGCCGGCCGCTGATGCTGCGCCGGAAGCCTGGAGCGATATCTGGACCAAGCTGGGGCGCCCAGCCGCGGCGGACGGGTACCAACTGACCCTGCCGCAGGGTGATGACGGCGCTTTCGCCAAGGTTGCAACCAGCTGGTTCCACGGCGCCGATCTGACCCAGGGACAGGCGACCAAGCTGTACGAGAAGGTCATGGCCTGGGCGGGTGAGCAGCAGAAGGCCGGCGAGACCGTTAACGCCGATGCTGTCAAGGCCCAGATGGCGGCACTCGACAAGGAATGGGGTCCGAACCGGGACACCAATCTGGCGATTGCACAGCGCGGCGCCAAGGCGTTTGGCCTGGATGAAGCGACGGTCGACAAGCTGCAGGGTGCCCTCGGCTATGACGGTGTGATGAAGCTGATGCACAACCTTGGCAGCAAGGTTGGCACCGATGCCGGTTTTGTGACTGGCGACGGGAAAGGTGGCTTCTCCGGCACCGTGACCCAGGAACAGGCGCGGGCCGAGATCACCCGGTTGCGCAAGGAGAAGTCCTTCGCACAGCGGTTCAATTCGTCGGATCCGACGGTCCGCAGCCTGGCCCGCAATGAAATGCGCAAACTGGAAGAAATCGCATTCCCGGGCAATCAGTCTTCTTGAAAATAGGTGTTGCCAAACAGGCAACGTCAGGTTATAAGAGCAACCGTCGAGGCCGCTTCCGGGCACAAGCCTCGACGGGAAACCGATCAAACCGAAGCCGACAACTGCTTAACGGCAGCCGGCTGACAGCAGGAAAGGACTGCCGAGTGCGCCGCCCGTAAGCGGTGAAGAAGCCGGCCCCGGCCTTCAGGTTGGACAAGCCCTTCGAAAGCAAGAACCACGCTTTCCTGGAGGGACATCATGTCCGTAAATATCCCTAATCATTATGTGCAGTCCTACAGCACGAACATCGAACTGCTCCTGCAAACGCGTGGTGGCAAGTTCCGTTCGGCAGTGACGACCGGCAGCTACGTCGGCAAGCAGGCTTCGCCTGTCGACCAGATCGGTTCTGTCGAAATGCAGCCGGTGACCACCCGCTTCGCGCCGATGGGCCGCGTTGACGCGCCGACTGACCGGCGCTGGGTCTTCCCGTCCGACTTCGACCTGCCGCAGCTGATCGACAGCTTCGACAAGCTGCGCCTGATCACCGATCCGGAATCGGCTTATGTCCGGAACGCCGTCATGGCGGCCGATCGCCAGTACGATCGCCTGATCGTCAATGCCTTCTTCGGCACGGCGAAGACCGGCGAACAGGGTGCGACCAGCACCAGCTTCACCGCGGCCAACGAGGTCGATGTGGCGGAAGGTGGCGCCAACAGCCGCCTGAACGTCGCCAAGATCAAGGCCGTCAAGGAACTGATGGAAACCAACGATGTCGATTTCGAGGTCGAGGAAGCCTTCATTGGCATCACGGCCAAGGATCATTCGGCCCTGCTGAAGGACATCGAGATCATCGGCAAGGACTTCAAGAACGGCGAAGCGCCGGTTTTGATCAGCGGCCGGGTGACCGAGTTCCTGGGCTTCAAGTTCATCCAGTCGGAGCTCATTGAGCGTCACCTGGCGGGCACCAACGAGGTGACCCTGCCGGTCTGGGTGAAGTCCGGCATGCACCTCGGCATGTGGAACGAGATGAACCACAAGGTCAGTCAGCGCGACGATCTGCAGGGTCTGCCCTGGCAGGTCTACACCACGATGACCGGCGGCGCGACCCGTGTTGAGGAAAACAAGGTCTACGCCATCGAATCCTACCGGGCGTAAGGAGAACTGACCCATGGCAAATGTTAATTCCACCTGGATCGGCAACGCGGTTGCCTCGCCCAAGGTCTTCACCGATGCAAACCAGAGCGTGGGCACCGGCAGGGTCGCCAAGTCTGCGGCTACCGTATCGGCGACGCAGGCTTCCGGCGACACCATCCGCCTGGTGCGGGTTCCGTCGAATGCCCGTATCGATGCGGTGCTGCTTACGACCGCTGACGCGACTACCGCCGGCGCCATCAACATCGGCGTCTGGCAGACGTCTGAGAATGGCGGCGCGGTGGTCGATGCGGACCTGTTCGCCTCGGCCCTGGCCCTGACCGGTGGTCCGTTCACGCGCAGTGATCAGACCTTCGAAAGCGGTGAATACACCTATGCCGAAACCTGTCTGCCGCTCTGGCAGGTGCTGGGTCTGACGACCGATCCGAAGCGCGATTACGACATCGTTGCCCAGGTCAGCACGACCGGCGACGGCATGGGCACCGTCATGGTGCTGGAAGTGCATTACACCACCTGACCTGTCATTCGGAGGCGGCCAATGCCGCCTCCGTTTCCTGCGAGGTAGAGCATGGCCGATCGTTTCTATTCTGTCGTCAAGGGTGAACAGTCCGCGGTCCAGGTGACCGAGGGTTCGTCCACGTCGAGCGAGGCGATCGAGCTTCGTGTGAATGACAGCGTGTACAGCGACAAGCTGACCGTCATCCACGGTCTACGAGCGATCCTCCGCTATCTGGAGACCGTCGAAACCAACCCGATTGCGTGAGGCGAGGATCATGAAAATCCATCGCCTTCGCAGCACTGTCGCCCGGCCTGCCGACAACACGGCATACGCCGCCGGCGACGAAATCAGCAATCATGCCACCGCTGCCAGCGTGGTGCGCCCGATCTTCAACATGGCCGGGTTCCAACAGGGCCGTATCCTGTCAGCCGAAATCGATCTGGTGGCGGCGTCGGGCAACGTGGTTACCACGGCGCTTGACCTTGAACTGCTGTTGTTCCCCACCGATGACGTACCTGCCGCAGTTGGCGACAACGTCACCCATCCGATTGCGGCCGACATTCGCGCCAAGGCGCTCGGCGGGTTCCGCTTCGATGATACCGGCTGGACCGGTCCGCTGGGTACAGTGGCCGCCGGTACGTCGCAGTTCCAACCGGTCATGGCACATCTGGTGCAGCCGCTGGCCAGCCCGGTTGCGCAATTCCCACATCCGCCGGGCTTCCTGTTCAATCTGGAAAGCAAAACCACCAAGAGCCTGACCGCCGTTCTGCGGGCCCTCGGTGCCTGGACCCCGACCGGCGTGGTCAACACTTTCGGCATTACGCTGAACCTCGAAGCGATTTAGGCGACGGTTCATGGCGGTCAGTGAAGTCGCCCTCGTCAACCTCGCTCTCCAGAAACTTGGTGCGGCCCGCATCACGTCGCTGAGCGAGGACAGCCGCAACGCGCGCAGCGTGAACGCCTGTTACAAAATGATGCGCGACCGCGAGTTGCGCGCACACAAATGGCATTTTGCGCGGAAGCAGCAGGTACTGACACCCGATACCGCGGCCCCAGCTTTCGATTACAGCTACCAGTTCACTTGGCCAACCGATTGTCTGCGCGTGCTGAAGCCGCGGAACGGTTACGTCGACTGGCAGCTGGCCGGTCGCAAGATCATGACCAATATGAGCGATACGCTCAACTTGGACTACATCGCGCGAATCACCAACACGACGCTGTTTGACCCGACATTCGATGACGGTCTGGCTTGCAAAATCGCCTGGCACTGCTGCGAGGAAATCACGCAGTCGAACCAGAAGAAGGCCGACATTATGACCGAGTACCGCATGGCGATTGCCGAGGCGCGTCGCACCAATGCCATTGAGGTTTCCCCGGAGGAATTCCAGGAAGATCCTTGGCTTTCGGCCCGGCGGTGAGTCATGCCGAAGGTCTCCCCCATCCAGACTGCGTTTAATGCCGGTGAAATATCACCGCTGATGTATGGCCGTGTTGATTTTGAAAAGTATGGTCTGGCTCTGGCTCGCTGTTTCAACTCAATTCCGATGGTGCAGGGCGGCGTTACGCGTCGGCCGGGTTTCGCTTTTTCGGCGGAAGTCAAGGACAGCAGCAAAAAGACGCGGGTTATCCGGTTCGAGTTTTCGACCACCCAGGCGTATGTGATCGAGCTCGGTGACCAGTATATGCGCCTGTATCGCAATAACGGGCCGGTACTGGAGACTGCGCAGAATATAACGGGCATCACCAAGGCCAACCCGGCAGTGCTGACCTACAGTGGCGCCGATAACTATGCCAATGGCGATCACGTCATGCTGTCGTCGATTGGGGGCATGACCGAACTGAACGGCCGGCGGGTTAAGGTGGCCGGGGTGGACACTGGCGCGAATACGTTCCAGCTTCAGGATCTGGCCGGCAATAATATCGACAGCACGAATTTCACCACATATACAAGCGGCGGCACGGTAGAAGAAGTCTACACGGTGTCGACGCCCTGGGTGGAAGCCGACCTGTTCGCGCTGAAATTCGCGCAGTCGGCCGACGTGCTGTACGTCGTGCATCCGAGTTATGCGCCGCGCAAGATTTCCCGTACCGGTCACACCAGCTGGTCGATCAGCCTGCACGATTTTATCGATGGTCCGTACCTTGTGACCAACTCCACGACCACGACGTTGACCCTGGGTGCGACCAGCGGGACGGGTGTGAGTTTGACGGCGTCGTCGGCGACAGGCATTAACGGGGGCACAGGCTTCCGAGCAGGCGATGTCGGCCGGCATGTCCGCATCAAGCATTCCAGCAAATGGGGCTGGGGCAAGATTGCCTCGGTGACCAACAGCACCACGGCGACGATTGATATCGTCAGCGCCTTTGGCGCGACGACGGCCAGCGCATCGTGGCGCCTCGGTGTATATAACACGGTGGACGGTTACCCCGGCGCCTTGGCGTTTTTCGAGGATCGACTGGGTTTCGGCGGTGCGGGCGGCGCACCCCAGCGCGTCGACCTGTCGATGAACGGACTATACGACACCTTCTCGCCTACAGTTCTTGAAGATGGCACGGTGAAGGACGACAACGCGGTCTCGGCAACCTTCAACTCCGGCGATGTGCAGCTGATCCGCTGGATGTCGGATGACGAAAAAGGTCTGCTGGTTGGCACTGTGAGCGGTGAGTGGGTTCTGCGCCCGTCGACTCTCGGCGAGGCATTGTCGCCAACCAATGTGAAGGCGTCGCAAATCACAAAGCGTGGCAGTTACAACATCCAGGCTGCCCGCGTTTCCAAGGCCACCCTGTTCGCCCAGCGAGCGGGTCGCAAACTGCATGAGATTGCCTACGACTACTATTCTGACGGGTTCAAGTCTCCGGACATGACCGTACTGGCAGAGCACATCACCCGTGGCGGGGTCAAGGAGATGTCCTTCCAACAGCAGCCGCAAAGCGTTTTGTGGGTTGCCCGGCTGGATGGCGATCCGATCGGCCTGACATATGAACGCGAACAGAATGTGATCGCCTGGCACCAGCACGAACTGGGCGGCTTCTCGGATTCCGGCCACACGGCTGCGGCACAAATCGAATCGGTGACCACCATCCCGTCTGCCGACGAAACCCGGGAGGAAGTCTGGGCTGTCATCAAACGGTACGTTAATGGCCGAGCGGTTCGCTACGTCGAGTACATGGCCAAGATGTGGGAAGACGGAGACGACCAGGAAGACGCATTTTATTTCGATTGCGGCGCGACCTATGACGGTTCGCCGACTACGGTTGTCAGTGGCCTGTGGCACCTGGTCGGCGAGACAATATCTATCCTGGCTGACGGTGCGGCGCACCCGGACAAAACGGTAGGGTCGAACGGTCGGATCACGCTTGATCGTCAGGCGTCGGTGGTGCAGATCGGGTATGGTTACTATTCGGAAGGTCAGTTGCTGCGTAACAACGCCGGCGCGGCCGACGGCACGGCGCAGGGCAAGACCCAGCGTGCGCACAAGGTTGCCGCTCGATTCCACAAATCGCTGAACTGCAAGGTAGGGCCAAGCTTCGACAAGCTGGACGAAGTGATTTTCCGCACCGGCGCCAACCCGCTCGGGGCCATGGTTCCGCTGTATTCCGGCGACAAGGTCTTGCCTTACGAGGGTGATTACACGACGGCGAACCAAATCTGCTGGCGATTCTATGGCGGCCTGCCGGGTACGATTCTCGCTTTCATGCCACAACAGCACACGCAGGATGCCTAATGCAGACAGTTCCGTTTAAAGCGGCGCATGCGGCCCGCCTCCGGATCCAGTCCGCACAGGCATGGATGGGCGACATGCTGTGTGCGCCCGACATGGCAACGTTGGAACAGCCGCACGCCACCACGATTCTGGACGGCGACACGGTGTTGCTGTGCGCCGGCGCGATCGAGCTCTGGCCAGGTCGTGCATACATCTGGTCCGTACTGTCCGCAGAATTTACGCCGCGCAAATTCCTGCGGATGCAAACGATTGCGAAAGACTGGGTTGCTAACCTGCCGTTTGACCGGATCGAAGCGGCTGTGGAAGCGAGTTTCGAAGCTGGACATCGCTGGGTCATTTCCCTCGGTTTTACGCGAGAGACCGAAGATGTGATGCGCAAGTTCATGGATGGCCGGGATTTTGTGCTTTATGCGCGGGTCAAGGAGTAAGAAATGGCGCAGGCAGCACCGTTCATCATGATGGCCGCGACGGCAATGAAGGCGATTGGTACGGCGAACCAGTTGCGTGGCGAAGCCCGTGCGTCGAAGCAGAACGCCGAGCTTGCCGATCAGCAGGCATTGATTTCCCGTCAGCAGGCCGATGCGGATGCCGTGCTGCAGCAGCGGCGCGCCCGGAAGGTTATCGGCAATATGCGGGCCAACTACGGTGCTTCCGGCCTCACGATGGAAGGTAGCCCGCTCGACGTGCTGGAGGAAAGCGTGTCGAATGCCGAGATGGACCGGCAGACGATCCTGTACCGCGGTAATCTGCGGGCGATGGGCTTCGAAAACACGGCGGCCCAATACCGCGCCCGTGCGAAGAACATGCGGAACGCAGCCTATCTGACCTTGTTGACCGGGTTCGCGGAAGCCGGTGGGCAGGGTGCGCAGAGTGGCGTCTTTGATTCGAAACCAGACTCCGATCCGCTGCGCGGCTTCGATCCTGGTCCGGCCACCTATCCGTCGCGCACCTATGAACCGTTCGGGGGTGTCTGATGCCGAGAATTCGTGAATACCAGCCGGCGGAAAGTTCGGCGGCAGCGGTCCCTTACCGGCAGGTTCAGGGTACCGACCTGGTGCCGCCGGGCGCCAGCTTGGGCGATGGTCTCGCGCGTTTCGCCGAAGGCATGATCCGGGCACAGGAACGCGACGAGGTTTCGGACGTGCAGACGAAACTTGCGAAGGCACGGGCCGAATGGACTGTGGCCTTGCAGGATCAGGAAGACCGGGCGCCTACCGGTGATCCGAAATTTGCCGAGAATTTCCTGAACAAGTTCAACGGATCGATTCAGGCGATTGGCGACAACCTGGAAACCAAAGCCGGACGGGAGGCTTTCAAGCAGGGCAGTGCCGCGCTGGGCGCGCAGTTTACGCAGGCCGCTGGTCTATACCAGGTCCGCGCCGCCGGCGCCAAGGCCAAGCAGGACTTCCTGACGGCGCTGGACGCCAACCGTAACACCCTGCTGCGTGATCCGACGCAGTTCGAAAGCGTGCTCGCCAGTTCCCAGGCCGCGCTGACCGATCCGAACGGTCCTTACGCTCGCATGCCGGTGGCAGAGCGCGAACGGCTGGCACGACAGACGAATGTTGATCTGGCCAAATCGGCTGTTCAGGGTGTGATCGACATCGATCCGCAGGAAGGGCTGAAGCAGCTGGAAGCCGGCCGCTGGGGAAAATGGCTTGACGCAGACAACACGACGCAGTTGCGGGCGCACGCCAAGCAGGCGATCCGTGCCGAAGAAATCGAAGGTGAGCGTCGTGAGCGGGCAAAGGAAAAGGCGGAATCCACCGCGCGTGAAAAGACCAAGTCCGATTTTATTTCCCGTCTGTCCGATGACAATGTCGGCCTGACATCGAAGGACATCATCAATTCGAACCTGTTGGCGGCGGAAAAGGAACACTATCTGAATGTTCTGAAAACCCGCATGAACGAGGGCACCAAGCCGATCCGTACCGATCCGACAACCTTCCGCGACCTATTCACGCGCATCGGTCTGCCTGATGGCGACCCCCGGCGGATTGCCAACGAGGATCAGTTGAACCAGGCTTTTGTCGACCAGAAACTGTCATTCGAAGACCTGTCCCGGTTGCGCAAGGAATTTGTCGACTACCGCACACCCGACGGCGAGAAGTTGTCGAAGCGCAAATCGGATTTCCTGAAAGGAGTCGGTCCGAGCATCAACAAGTCGAACCCGATGATGGGTCGAATTGATCCTAGCGGGCAGATGCAGGAGTACGAGTTTGGCATTTTCGTCGAGAACGAAATCGAACGGATGCGGAAGGAAAACCGCAACCCGTATGATCTGTTCAATCCGGCCAAGCCGGACTATCTCGGGCGGCCCGAAGTGCTGACGAGCTACCAGAAGACGCTGAAGCAGTCCATCGACGACTTCTCGTCTCAGCTGCGGAGCGCGCCGGGGATCAAGAATCCTTCCGGGGGAGTGCCGGATGACAAGGTGCGCAAGCCTGGTGAGACGCCGCAGCAGTATCTGGATCGCATGAAAAAGGCGGCCAATTAATGTCGGCTACGCAAGAGATCAACGACCTGAGGGCAGCCGGTTTCACCGATGCGGAGATTGGCGAATGGGCTGTCGGTAAGCGCAAGGAACTGTCCGAAGCCGGCTTTGCCGAAGGTGAAATCGACGAATGGTTTGGCGCCGAGAAGCCGGCAAAGGCATCACCGGGTCTGATTGAACGCCTGAAGCAGGGTAACGCCCTTGGCCGTGTGCTTGCCGCGGCACAGGAAGGTGCGTCCAACGCCTTTGGCAGTGAACAGATCGGCTTTTCCCCGGATAGCGAGAAATGGCTGCGTGACGCCGGTATCTTCGCTGATCCGGAGACCGGACGTGCCGGTCCCATCCGCTTCTTGAACGAAGCGATGCTTCGACCGGCCGCCGTGGGGCTTGATGCCGTGGCGCGGGCATTCGAGGCTGGCCTGGGTGGTTTTTCCGCTGCCGCCGGGCAGATCGCTACCGAAGCTGGTTCCGACCAGGGCAAGGCGCTGGAGCGTGATCTGAATATGATGGGCCAGATTGCCGGCATCGAGCTGGGCAAGGCGCCGTTCACCCGTGTCCAGCGGCTGCCGACCGGCGAAGTCCAGGATGTCGTCGTGGCGCACGGTCTGCCGACCAAGACCGATTTTGAAGGGGCCGCCGTTACCGTGGCGTTGAAGGCCGACAAGAACGTGAAGGCCAAACTGGAGCGGCTGTATGAAGAACGGGGCCTGCACCCGGCCGAGGTGGCGCATGATGCGCTTGCCGATCCGGTTCTGCTGCAGGAACTGCTGGCCGACAATATGGAAATGCCGGCACGATACCGTGGCCAACCGAAGAAGGTTGAGGTTCCGGAACCGCAGGCGACGGTGGCGCTTGCGGAAGGCAGTCTTGATGCCGCAAAACAGAAGGTGCTGGAAAAGATCAGCGTGGGTGACAGTGACCCGCGCAAGAAGATCACCTTCCAGGATGTTTATACGCAGATGATCGACGACCTGAATCCGATCAAGGAACTGGAAAAATCGGTCGACAAGACGCTGCCGGCCTCGGAAAGCCCGTACCAGATCACGCGCCTGTCGCGGGGCACGTTTGGCAAGGCCGATCAGATGCTGGAATACGGCACATACGATTTCAACACCTACGCCACCAACGGCAAAGGGCTGCGACAGGTGCTGGACCCTGTCCGTGACGACCTGAACGGATTGCGGGCCTATGCCGCTGCCAGCCGTGCCGTCGAGCTTGAAGGCCGTGGCATTAAATCCGGGCTCGATCTCGATGCCGCGAAACAGGTCATGGCCGGAGGCAAGAACCGGTATGAACCGGTCATGCGCGAACTGGTCGAGTATCAGGATCGCGTGGCGGCCTATCTTCGTGACAGCGGCGTGTTGTCGAAGGAAGCCTACGACGCCATGCGCGAGGCGAACAAGAACTATGTGCCGTTTTTCCGTGTCATGGACGACGGCGCCGGCGGGCCGGGTGTTGGCAGTGGCGTGCGCAACCCGATCAAGGCGATCAAGGGCAGCGAGCGCGACATCGTCGACCCGCTGGAATCGGTCATCAAAAATACTTACGTCTATACGGCCGTTGCAGAACGCAATGCGATTGGCAAAGCTTTCGTCGACATGGCCGCCAAGTCGGGTCGCATGGATGACCTGGCGAAGAAGATCGACGCCCCGGTAAAAGCCACCACGGTCACCGACGGTGAGATGGCCGCATTCCTGAAAGCACATGGCATCGACAAGATGCCGGAGGATTTACTGACGGTGTTCCGCGCCGCGCGGCAGCCGTTGCGCGACAACCAGATTGCCGTATTCCAGAACGGCAAGCGTAGCGTGTATGAGCTTGATCCAGATGTGGCCACTGCGTTGAAGAACGTTGATGCCCAGACCGCCAGTCTGATGACGAAGATCCTGGCTTTTCCTGCCCAGACGTTGCGCGCTGGCGCGGTGCTGTCGCCGGACTTTATCGTGCGTAACGTGACCCGCGATTTCCTGACCGCCTTCGTCAATTCGAAAGGGGTTTTCACGCCTCTGGATACGCTGAAGGGCGCCAAGTCTCTGCTGACCAAAGACGCCGATTTCCAGAATTGGCTGAAATCCGGCGGGGCCAACTCGGCGCTGGTGTCGGTGGACCGGCAATATCTGCAGAACAGCATACAGTCGCTGACGGCGGAAACCGGTCTCGGTACCCGCGCCTGGAACGTGGTTAAAAGCCCGGTTGACGGGCTGCGTGTTGTGTCTGAACTGATGGAAAACGCCACCCGTCTTGGCGAATTCAAGAAGGTTGCAGACGGGGTGGTCGACAAGGCGACGTTGCAGCAGGCGGGCATGGCATCGCGCGAGGTGACGCTGGATTTTGCCCGGATCGGCGCCAGCATGCGCGCTTACAACATGATCACGGCGTTCGGCAACGCCAGCATTCAAGGTATCGACCGCACGGTACGGCAGTTCGGTGAAAAGCCGCTGGGCACGACCGCGCGTGTTGCCGCAGGTGTTACCCTGCCGTCAGTGCTGCTGTGGTGGGCGAACCACGACGACCCACGCTGGAAGGAAATTCCCCGCTGGCAAAAAGACCTGTTTTGGATTGTCATGACGGAGGACCACGTCTTCCGTATCCCGAAGCCGTTCGAGCTCGGCTTGGTTTTCGGGTCGGCAACCGAGCGTGCGTTGGACGCATGGTTCGAGGAAAACCCGAATGCGTTCAAAGACTTTGACCGGTCCATGTTGCAGGCATTCCTACCATCCACGCTGCCGACTATTGCGCAGCCCATTGTCGAGCAGTTTGCCAACCGGAGCAGCTTCACGGGTGCGCCGCTAATCCCCCAGCGGCTGGAGAAGCTGCTGCCCGAATACCAGTACACGGAATATACCACCGAGACGACCAAGGCGCTGGGCGCGTTGGTAGGCGCTTTTCCCGGGGTCAAGGATCGCGCCGTATCTGACCGCGATTCTCCCCTCGGCTCGGTGGCCCGGGCGCTGACAACGCCGATCCTGATGGAAAACTACCTGCGGGCCTGGACGGGCGGACTGGGCATGTATGCGCTGCAGATCGCCGACAAGGGGCTACGCGAGGCCGGCGCGGTCCCGGATCCGGTCAAGCCGGCTGCCACTCTGGCTGACATTCCGGTGGTGAAGGCGTTTGTGGTGCGGTACCCCAGCGCGTCCGCTCAGTCTATCCAGGATTTCTATGACCGGTTCGAGGCAAAAAAGACGGTATGGAGCACCGTCATGGCAAAGGCAAAGGACGGTGATGCCGTTGCAGCGGAACAGGCCGCCGGATACATGCCCAGCGCCCTGGTGCAGCTGGACGGCATTCAAGACGCCTTGTCCCAGCACGGCCAAATTATCCGGCTGATTTCGAATAACCCCGAGATTCCGGCCGGCGAAAAACGGCAACTCATTGATACGCTTTATTTTCGGATGATCGAAATCGCCCAGAGCGGAAACGCCGCGCTGGATCAGGCTGAGAAAACGCTTGGAAAGTGAGTTGCTATTTAAGCAACAACGAGGCAGAATGGGTCCATGACGGTCAACACCACCGATAATCGCGTTTCCTACACCGGCAACGGCACGATCCCGTCGGTCCCGATCCCGTTCTATTTCCTGGAAGACGAAGACCTGGTCGTCGTCGAAGTGGTTATCGCCACCGGCGTTGAAACGGTGCTGTTGCTGACAACCGATTATTCGGTGACCGGTGCCGGCGATCCGGTTGGTGGTACGGTTACCGGGGTGGCGACGTTGCCCAGCACGAAACGCTGGGAAATTTACCGCGATCCCGACATGACACAGGAAGTCGAGCATGTGGATAACGATCCGCTGCCGGCTGCCTCAATCGATCAGCCGCTGGACAAGCTGACCATGATCGCCCAGCGCACGCGCGAACTGACAGAACGTTCGCTGCGGCAGCCGGATGGCGATTCCGACACGATCGGGTCAATTCCGGCACAGGTTGCCCGTGCCTCCATGTATCTGGCCTTCGATGCGGATGGCGATCCCATCGCGGCAACCGCGCCGGAAGGCGGGAATGTCGTGTCGGCGTTCATGGCTACGGTCCTGGACGACGCCAATGCTGCCGCGGCGCGTACAACGCTGGGCGCTCTTGGTGCCGGTGATGATGGCACTGTACTGACCGGATTGCTGAAGACCGGACTACATTCCGTTTTCGTACCGGCGCGCGCAATGATCCCGGCGAGCACCAGCGGCTGCGCCGATGTAGCCCAGGCGGAAAGCACCACCAACAAGGTCAATGACGAGTTTCTTGCTTTCGATGCTGCCAGCATTGAATACGCAGGCTTTCATTTCCGCGCCCCGAAATCGGCCGACGAGACGGCCGGCTTCACAGTCGAGTTCGAATGGAGTGAGACGGCCGGTGCTTCGTCGCACGATTGCGTGTGGCAGGTCGAGATGCAGGCGCAGGGTGACGGCGACACGATCGACAGTGCCTGGGGCACGGCAGTCACAGTCACGGATACCGGAACATCCGGCACACGCCGCAAGGCTGTGACCGCCACGGTGACCCTTGGTGGTAGCTGGGCAGAAGGCGATGTCGTCCATGTCCGCCTGAGTCGGAAGGCCACCGATGCCGCCGACACGCTCAATGTCGATGCCAGGCTGCACGGGGTGCTGCTCGGCATGACGTTAGCCGCCGGCAACGACGCCTAGGAAGGACGCATTGGCCATGTCAACCTTTGCCCTTGTTGATCGTACCGGCCGCATTCTGCGACGTGAGACCATGGCGGATGCCCCGCAGTTGTCGCCGGAGAAGGGTCTGCGATGGCTGCCGGACGACCCGCCGGATTGCAATCCGGTCACCCAAATCGTGACGCGGATGGACTCGATTCCGGTTGAAGCCACCAGTGTTCCGTATGGCGTTTCGTTCCAGCCTGTCGGGGCTGTTGCGCAACGTATCCGCGACGAAGCCTATCGTCGCATCATCAAGATATTCAGTGCCAGCGGCAACGCGCGAGACGCCGAAGCCAAACAGCGTAATCTCATAGCCCAGGCGACGCAGTTGCTGCGCAAAGGCGAAACGAACTGGTTAGTCGAGGAAGCGGCAGCCTGGGCGGCTGGTCAGGCGTTGTGGGATCGTGTCGCAGCTCTGCGTGAAGACAGCAATCAGCTTGAAGGCGCTTTTGACGCTATGGATGACACCGCCAAGGCTGCGTTCGATCCGGGCGCCAACGAGCACTGGAGCGAATAAATGCTGGCGGTCAACCAGTTTGCGGGGTTTGGCGCCGGCGGCAAGAAATACGTTGCCAACGCGGCCAAATTCGATGGCACCAACGACTATCTGCGCCGGACCATAGATTGGACCGGTGGCGCGTTGAGTAGCAAGGTCGGCATCCTTTCTGCCTGGATCAACTTGAAAGGCGGCGACGGCAGTTTGATGAATATCAATCTGCAGGATGGCGGCTTTCTCGGTTTCACCAGGACGGCGGCGAACAAGTATCGAGTGGCTTTTTACGATACTGGTGGTGGCACCATATCTCTCGATCTGCTGTCTAACTCGACGTATCTCAACGGATCAGGCTGGAAGCATATTCTTGCGTCCTGGGACGTGGCTGCGGCAGCGGCGCACCTTTATGTCAACGATGTTAGCGATCTCGCTGGAAGTCCGACGATCATCAACAACACTTTGGAATATGGGCGCGAGGTTTTTTCCTTTGGCGCTGATCAGGCTGGTGGAAGCAAGCTGAATGCCGATGTTTCCGATTTCTATTTCAACACCGATACCTACCTCGATTTCAGCAGTTCGGCCAACCGTCGGAAGTTTATCTCCGGTTCCGGCAAGCCCGTGTTTCTGGGCCTCGACGGCAGCGTTCCGACGGGCGCTAAGCCTCAAATCTGTCTGACAAACGCCTTCGCTACCTGGCACCAGAATGTAACCGGTTACGGCGATTTCACCGTCACTGGCGCGCTGGCCGCTGGCAGCAACAGCCCCAGCGACTGAAGCAGCGGTGAAACGAATCATGGTGCAGGAAAAAATAGAACTTGCCAAGCAGATGCTGGACGCGCTGTCGATCACCGCGCTGCTGGCTGTGTTCTTCCAGTGGCTGCCGCACGCCACCGCGTTGCTTTCGTTCATCTGGGTCTGCATCCGTCTCTACGAGACCAAGACCGTTCAGCGGTGGCTTGGCCGCCGATGAAACCTCTCTGCCCGAAATGTGGCAAGCCCGTTGTGAAAGCCGGTAACGACAGGGGCCGGCAGCGATACCAGCATGGCGAACGGAATCGGACCTGCCGCTGGCACGGCACGGCCCCGGCCGGTCTGGAAGCTGACCAGGCGATAGGGATCGACGCCAAGGCGTCAAAGGCCCTGCACCGCAAGGTTAAGTCGGCCGGCGTGCAGCGGTTGGTAATCACTGCCGCGCAGAATGCCACGCCGGTCAACAAGGCTTTTCTGGCCTCGCTGCTGACCTACTGCAAGGCGCGCAAGGCGCAGCTGGTGGTCATTCCGTATCGCTACAAAAACCCGACCAGCATGTGGTCGGAGAAGGCAGAGCATGATGACTGGTGGGCGCCGGAGCTCGCGCCGTACATCCTTGATGTGCGCACTGACCTTAATCCGAATCTGGTTCTTCTTGCGGACATCAAAACCCAGCCAACAGCCGGTTCTCCGCTACAGGGTTTCGAGACGCTGACAGGCTCGAAATCAGCGATCATCGGACACCCGAAGCTGGAATTGACCACCGTTCCGACACCGCAATCGAAGATGGCCAAGCTGCTGACCAGCACGGGCGCGGTGACCGAGAAGAATTACATTCCGTCCAAGGCCGGCAAGAAGGCCGAGCACCACCATACCTTCGGCGCCTGTGTTGTCGAACTGTGTGGGAAACGTTTCCATTTGCGCCAGATAAACGCGACACGGCAGGGCACGTTCTGCGATCTGGATGGCGAATACCGCCCTGACGGCTATGAGACGGGGCTGCAGGTTGAAGGTCTGGTCATGGGTGACGAGCATGTGAAGTTCGTCGATCCCGGCGTCGAGCGCGCCACCTTCGGTAAAACCGGGATGGTCCACGCGCTGAAGCCGAAGCGGCTGGTCTGGCACGACGTGCATGATTTCTACAACGCCAACCACCATCATCGCGGCGAAGTGTTCATCAACTACGTCAAGCACCACGCCGGCCACGACAACGTGCGGCAGGAACTGGAAGAAACCTTCGCGTTTGTGGACCGAGTCACGCCACCCGGCGTTGAGAACATTTTCGTACCGAGCAATCACCCGGATGCACTGGCTCGCTGGGTGAAGGAAACCGATCCCCGCCAGGATCCTGAAAACTGCGTGTTCTGGGCCGAGACGTTCAAGGCCATGTGCGAGGGGGCGGCCTGGACTGACACCGGCGCCCGCACCATCGATCCCTTCGCGTATTGGGGCCAGCGCATGCTGAAGACAGCGGCACAGGCGCGGTTCCCCGATCGAAATGATTCCGTGCTGATCGCTGGTATCGAAGTGAACAACCACGGCGATGCCGGCCCCAACGGGGCGCGCGGCACCCGCAATGGCTTCACGCGTATCGGCGTCAAGACCGTGATCGGTCACAGCCATAGCCCTGGCATCAAGGATGGTGCCTATCAGGTCGGCACCTCGTCGCGGCTTGGCCTTGAATACCAGAAGGGGCCGAGCTCCTGGATGCACACCCATTGCGTGATCTATCGAAACGGCAAGCGCAGCCTGATCAACATCATCGAAGGAGAATGGCGGTTATGACCGGCAAGTTTTTCATTCGTGAAGTTGACACCGCCGACAGCGAGATCAGCGAGACGATCGAGAAACTACACCGCATAACCCTCCGGGAAGACGAAGTGCCCGATCTTCTTCGCGGTCATTGGTGGCTGGTTTACAACGGTGTTGGCCAGGCTGTCGGTTATTGCGGGCTCTACCCATCGTATCGCTACGCCAATGCCGGCTACCTGATTCGCGCAGGCGTGGCAGCGAAACACCGCGGCAATGGGCTGCAGAAACGCATGATCCGGGTACGCGAGGCCAAGGCCCGGCGGCTGGGTTGGGACTGGCTGTTCTCGGATACCTGCGAAAATCCCGCCAGCGCCAACAGCCTGGCAGCCTGTGGCTTCCGGATGTTCGAACCGAAATTGCCATGGAACAGCAATCACAAGCTGGCGCTCTACTGGAGGAAGCGGCTTTGACCGAAGACCGCGCCTTCGCGCTCGATGTCCTGGCGCGCACGCTCTGGGGCGAGGCACGCGGCGAGGGTGAGACTGGCCAGAAGGCTGTTGCGGCGGTCATCTGTACGCGCGTGATGCGCGGCGCCCGGTACCAGGCCAAATGGGGCACGCCGCATCCGCTGTTTGGCGACGGCACTTTCAAACAAGCCTGTCTCCGGCCGCGACAGTTCAGTTGCTGGAACGCTGGTGACCCCAATCTGCCGAAGATGAAGGCTTTGAATCTGACCGATCCGGCGCTGGCCGGTCTGCTGCGCATTGCGGAGGACGCGGTCGATGGCCGGATCATTGACCCCACCGGCGGTGCCACGCACTACCTGACGAAAGCAGCCTACGACAAGGTCGCGGCGGATCACTGGTGCAGGACAAAGCCATCGATCTGGCAGCACGGAAACCACCTTTTCTTTAAAGACCCGTAACCAGTGTGTTGCTAAAAAGGCACCATCATCCTGAAAGGATACCGCCATGCGCATTCTATTCGTGACCATTTTCACCCTTGGCCTGCTGGTTGGCATCGGCCGCACCCACGCCGCTCCGGCCTGTTCGCAGGGTACGGCAGAAGCCTTGGTGGCCGACCTGAAGGCCGAAGTGCCGGAAGCCGAAGTCGTTCTCTACGTTGGCCCCGAGGCCAAAAAGATGGTCGACCAGTACAACGCTGCGCCGCCGGCATCCGCTTTTACCGGTGACGCGGTCACCGTCGTCATCCACCCCCAGGCGCCAGTCATGGTGGTGATCATCGAACAGAAGGGCTGCGTGGTTGAGGCGGGTCTGTTCCCGGTCAACAACATGCGACTCCCCCCGCCTGCACGCGGTAAGGGGATCTGACATGCACGGCGATTACGCACAGATGATCCTGCTGGTGCTCGGCGTCATTGCCGGCACCGGCCTTTCCGTCATCCTTGGCCTGTGGCTGATCGCTGCCCTGATCTGGGGTCAGCCGGGTCTGACGCTGTGGTTCTTTGGTGGCCTGTCCTGGTTGTGGTGGGTGCTGATCGCCATACGTCTCGTCTGGCTGCAGATTTTCCCGGAGGTGTGACATGGGCCTTGGCATCCCGATTATCGATCGGCTGCTTGGTATCGGCGAAAAGGTCTTCGACCGTGTCGTGCCGGACAGCAATAAGCGTGCCGACCAGGCGCATGAGCGCAGCGGCAAGCAGGCCGATGCCACGCTGGAAGGCGAGCGGAACAAGAACTACTTTACCCCGCGCGCCATCCTGCTGTACGGCCTGACCTTCATCATCCTTTACGGGATTGTGATCCAGCCCTTTGCCAAGGCTTTCGGCCTCGACCTGCCGACCGTCGACTTCACGCCAGCGCTACGGATTCTGCTGGGCCTGCTGGGGCTTGACCTGACCGCCGGCTAA